AATATGGCTTTTGCCTATGCAAATCGCAAGGGTCACTTCTCACTTGTTTACCGCCCGCGCCCTGATTCAATTAAGGTAATTACTTTACCGACTGAAGTGAAAACCGAGAATAACTGGGGATGGGTTGTTGGTGCTCTTGGTGTTGGATTAGGTTTGGGAGTTTATTATGGCAGGCGCTGATAATCTCAAAGGACATAGCTTCAGAGACAAGCCCGAGCGTATCAATCGAAATGGTAGGCCAAAGGGTAGCATCGTGTATCTCAAAGACCTTGCAAAGATGGCGGCTGAAGAGCTTGCAAAACCTGGTAAGACTAAAGAAACTGTAGCAGGTGATATAATCGAAATGCTGATACATAAAAAGATATTAGTCAAAGAGGATATTACGGCAATGAAACTGCTAATGGAGTTGCTATCTCACATGGATAATCAAGTAGCAGAGAAAGGCAAAATGATAATAGAGTGGGGTTCGCAAAATGGATACAGTGATACGGATAAAACCGCATGATAAGCAGCTTGAGATACTTCGGAATAGGAAGCGCTTTAATGTTGTTCGGTGCGGTCGTCGCTTTGGCAAGTCTTATTTGGCTTTTGCTTTGGCCCTTGAGAAAATGCTTGAAGTTGATGGGTCGTATGTTCTCTATACAGCGCCCTCATATACCGAGCTCTCAGGACGAGAAACCGAAGCACAGAATTTCTTTGCACCGCTTGGCGCAACTTACAAACAAGGCCAGATTAAACTAGGCCGTAGTACATTGGTTCTGCAAGGTATTTACCGAGCGGATGGCTTAAGAGGTAATAAGTTTCATAGAGTGATTTGCGATGAGTGGGCACATTGCCCGAATGCTGAAGACGATTGGAACTTTGTGCTTTCTCCGATGCTAGCAGATTATGAAGGAGATGCTTACTTCTTTTCAACGCCGAAAGGTAAAAATCACTTTTGGCAATTAGATCAGCTCTCCGAGACTATGTCAGACTGGCAATCATTCCACTACTCGACATACGACGGCGGGCAAATCAAGATAAGCGAAGTTGATAGGCAAAAGGAATTACTACCGAGCTTGGTTTTCGCGCAAGAGTTTCTTGCAGAATATGTCGATAGATCAGCGGCTAAGATCAAACGCGAATGGTTACGCACGACAAACGGCCAAGAATGCACGGCGTATTACATCGGAGTTGACCTTGCAATCTCGCAAAAGGAAACTGCAGATTATACTGCAATCGTGGTAATAGGCACGACAAAAGATGGTGAGGTTGTTGTAGTTGAAGCCGATCATTTCAGAGCGCAGTTCCAAGAGATAGGCCGTAAGATCATGTCAGCCGAGCAAAGATGGAATGCAAGAGTAGTAGCAGTCGAATCAAATCAGGCGCAAGCTTGGATGGTGCAAGAGTTAAAAAGAAATACTAAGATGAATGTCGTAGGTGTGAGGGCGGATAGAGACAAGGTGATACGCTTTCAGCCTGTAGAGGCAAGATACGAGCAAGGGCTTGTTTATCATGTCCCTCATATCAATCCGGAATTTACCGAGGAGCTGCTTTCGTTTACGGGCACTCCACAAGACAAGCATGATGACTTTATTGACGCGTTGGGTTATGCCTTCAACGCTATTCGCAAAACTCCACAGATATATGTATGAGTCTACTTGACCAACTTAGAGATAGAATCGCAAGTGCAGTTGCACCGCGAAGAAACGACAGACCGTATATTCGGTCGGGTGGCTCTCGCAATATCGGTGCGACTCAAGTCGGTAATGAGTTAAGCGCCTCTCTTCGAGGGACTGTATTCGCTTGCTTGCAGCATAGAGCAAATGCTTTGAGCGGTATCAAGTTCGATGCGTACAAAGAGCAAAACTGGGAAAAAGAGGAACTCGGACGCGGTCATTGGACAAACGAATTACTCTCAAATCCTAATCCATATTTCACACGCTCGCAAGTCTTTGGATATATCGAAAACTGGCTTAGCATCAATGGCAATGCGTTTATATGGACTCCGACAAATGGCTATCGAGTGCCATTGCAGATGTGGGTATTAAATCCGACAAGAATGCGAGTAATCAAAGGGGAAAATAACTTCATTGATGGGTATGTCTATCAGTCAGCGCAAGAAGGGAATATAGCCATACCGGAGAAAGAGGTTATTCACCTTGCGAAGTTGCATCCCGCCTCGCGTCCGGAAGAGATAATCGGTATGAATATCTTCGGCGTTGGTCTTGTTTCGGCTGCTTTGGAATATGCGAATATCGACCGCGAAGTAAGTGCTTATTTAGCACGCCTCTTTGCGAATAATACCGTCCCGCCGCTTATTGCGAAGTTCCCCGAAAGGTTTGACCAAGATGAATGGCAAAAGCTAAAAAGCGCTTGGAATGAAGAACTACCAGACTACAAGCTCCGAGCTTTGCTTGGAGGTGGTATGCAATTAGAATTACCACCGAAAGGCGAGCTATCGGTAGGCTATGACTCAGTTAGCAAAGATGTAAGAGCTCAAATCTCTCAAGTCTTCGGCGTGCCTCCCGGAATGCTTGACGGATCATTCCAAAACCGAGCGACTGCAGAGGTTCAGTTTGCAATTTTTAGACAAAACACAATCGATCCCGAAGCGCTTTACATTGCCGAAGAGTTTACACGCCATTTTAGACGCTGGGAAGAGGATGTCTTAATCGAAGCGCAACCGTACGAATATGCAGATCCCGATGCTGATATGAGACAAGAAGAGTTCGAGCTTAAGTGGGGAATTAAGACAATCAACGACGCAAGAGGCGAGCGCGGATATGATCCGATACCAGAAGGCAATACTCCGCTTATTGCTAATGGTTATGTCCCTCTTCAAAGCACCGTAAATACCGCTCCCGTGCCCGTAGCGACTCGAAAACTCTTAACCCGAGCAAATGCCAAGCTACCTATAGTTACAGCCGATGCAAAGGACCTCTTTTGGAGAAACTTTGACGGGATAACTGAAGCGAATGCAGGTAGTCTTGAAAATGTAATCGAGATGATCATAGCACAAATCAAAGAGCAAGTTTTTCAGCTTGCAGATGATGGCGTGTTAACTCTTGCGACTGTAGATGTTTCACCCGAAGAGCTTGCAAAGTACGATGCAATTATAGCAGAGGCTGCAAATCAAGTAGCACAAGAACTCTATGCGACTCTTGCAATCGAGGGCGGCGTGCCTCCGACTGCAGAGGTTATCGCCTTGGTCGAAGAGTCAAGCGCTCAAATCCGAGATTCTATCGGAGTTATCAAGCAAGAAGTACAAGCGACTTTGACTGCAAACGCCGGTAAGGATAAAGAAGAGCTTTTCAAGATTCTAAATACCAAATTCGACTCTTTGCAAACAAGCAGAGCGCGTGCGATTGCGAATACAACGAGCGCAAATGTTACAAGCGGAATGCAATATGCCGTGTACAAAGATGAAGGCTTTGAGATGGTATGGCTAACACAAAGAGACGGCCGCGTAAGACCCGCTCATGCTGCTATGGAAGGCTCGACTCAAGGCGCGGATGGATACTTTACGGTAGTGACTGAAGTTCGCGATAAAGAAGGCAATATCATTGAAGTCAAAACCGAGAAAGCGAAGCGCCCGCTTGGTAGTGGACTAAGCGCTTCAAATGCAGTGAACTGCAGATGCCAATTATTCCCCGTGGAAGCCTAATGAGCTACAAGCCTAACAAAGGAATGCAAGAAGAAGCAGAGCGTGCTATCCGTTGGGTCGAAGAAGGCCGCAAAGGTGGTACTCGCATAGGTAAAATCAGAGCGCGCCAAATAGCACGCGGCGAGAATCTAAGCGAGGATACTGTTAAGCGTATGTATTCTTTTTTCTCAAGGCAAGAAGGCGTAAAAGATGCTGAAGGCTTCGAGCCTGGTGAGGATGGATATCCATCACCTGGTAGAGTCGCTTGGGGTCTTTGGGGTGGTGATCCCGGATACAGTTGGTCAAAGAACATAGTAGAGCAATTAAAAAATAGAGGTTTTAATATGGATTTAATAACACGCGAGCTGAACCTACAACTTAGGGACGGCTACGAATACGAAAAAGAGGAAGGCTACGAAGAAAAAGAGAATGATATCTATACATTCGTAGTATCGACTCCCGAAGTTGACCGGTATGGGACTATCATAGTTCCAAGTGGAATAGACTATCAAGCATATCTAAATAATCCCATAGTCTTAGCTCAGCATGACTCGGATGAGTGGCCTATCGGTCGATGTTTGGGTTTTGCAATGAATGGCGAAAACCTAGAAGCTACAATTCAAATTGAGTGTATTACTGAAGAAGGTAAGAAACTCAATAAGCTAATTAATGCAGGTTTTGTAAAGGCCGTTTCAGTTGGTATCATACCAAATGAATACGAAGATAAAACAATCGACGGTCAAAAGGTAACTATTTACACAAAGTCCGAACTTGTAGAGTTTAGCGTCGTATCAGTTCCTGCAAATCGTCAAGCTTTGCTTAAGAAATCTATGAAGACTTTACTCCAAGATTCAATCAATAAATACAAAAAGGAAAAGAGAATGTTAACCCCAGAGATCGAGCAAAAGATCAAAGACGAACTTCTTCCGGCAATCAAAGAAGCGTTTGTCAATGAGGTAATCAATCTCGGCTTTTCACCTGAAGAAGCCGAAGCATCCGTAAACGCTTTTATTACTGCAGGCGCTCCTCCTATGCTAGCAGTTTTGCAAGGCGAAGTCGCACCTGAAGTAGCCGAAGAACCAGCCGCCGCCGAGCCCCCAGTCGAAGTGGTAGCCGAGTCCATCGAGGCTAGTTTTGAGGTTCCTGAAACTCGCGTAGGAAAGAAAATTGCAGCTTCAACACAAGCGCAAATTAATGAAGGTATGGATATGATTCAAAACGGTTACAAGATTATCAAATCTGCAGTAGCTGGCGAAGCAGGCCGTTCAATTACTTTGAACATGCCTAAAAAACTCAATACAGACGAATTACTCAATTTAATCTAAGGATATTGCATAATGGAAAACATTATCGTAACAAAAGACCAACTCAAAGAAGTTGTTGACCGCAAAGTAGCTGATCAACTTCGTACACAAAAGCCATCAAGTAACAATGGCTTTGTAACAATCAAAGCAGATCATGATGCACGCCGCGATCAAGCTCGCGTAGTAGCTGATTATATTCTTGCAGTTCACAAAGGCCGCGAAGGCCAAGCAGACGATATCGCACGCAAAGCAAACGAAAAGTACATCACAAGAGCTGACTTTAATACCGGTACAGCATCTCAAGGTGGCGCGGCGGTTCCTCAGTTTTGGGTAGAAGAGATCATGAATTTTGCAGATCAGTATGGATATGCAAGAGCACTCGCGAAAATCTATCCAATGCGTGGCAAAACAGAGAACCTCGTATCAAGCGGCGCGTTCACAGGCGCGGTGGTTGCTGAAGGTTCTGGTCTTACTTTGACTGACTCAACTAACTTCTTTACAGCGACTCAACTTACAGCTCGTAAGATTGTAGCAGGTGCGATTATCTCTGAAGAGCAACTTCAAGATGCAACCCCTGCATTCTTGGATTATGTAGTAAACGGTCTTGGCCGCGCTCTTGCTGAAACAGAAGACAAGCAGTTCTTCAATGGTAATGGTACAGCTCCAAACTTTACAGGCTTAACAGGTATCTCCGGAACTACAACAGTTCGCCAAGGTGGTGCTAATAACTCTGGTAAGGATACATTCGGCGAAATCTCATGGACTGACCTTTGGAACTTGCGCCTCGGTGTAAATTCCGGCGTTGGTGCAAATGGTGCTTTCGTAGTGCCTCAATCAGTTTTCGGATTCTTGATGAAAGAAACAGCAGGCTCACGCCCTGTTTTCGACATGGTTCGTCCAATCGAAATCACATCAATCGGCTTGACAGCGCTTACAGGTAATTCATACTTTACTCCAACAGGCCGCCCGATGCATGTCGTGCCAGATGCACTCTTCCCAACAAGTGCAGCGAATACAGCATCTGCATTCTATGCTGATTGGAATCAGTTTACTGTTATGGGTATCCGCGAGGATGTAACTGTTAACGAATACAAAGAGTATTTCGGTGCGACTGGTTTGGGTGGTACTCACCAAAAAGGTATCGAAGTTGTCGAGCGCGTTGCATTCGCATTCCCAGCTCCAAGTGCTATCGGTGTTCTCAAAACTTCAACAACCTAATTAGGTGATTTATGCTCGTAGATGTAATTCTAATCGAGCCGTATAAAGGTGTTTCGGCAGGGTATGAGACTTCTCTTCCTGCCGAGATTGCCGAGGCTCTTATTAAACAAGGCAAGGCGAAGGATGCAAAGCCCGCGCCGAAAGTAGAAACAAAGAAAACAGGTAAATAACCATGCCATATACAAGCGCAAATCCGAGGGCGTTTAATGCTCTCATGACCTTTCTTAATTTGGAAGTTAATGGCGATCCGACCTCCGAGGATACGGCGCTGTATACTT